CAGATTTAGCAATCGATTATTTTAAGATAGCTGCTGACAATGCAATACCGGACGGCGTATCAAGTGCAGTAATTCCGGGTGATGAACTTAAGACTATAGATTTTTCAGATAATGTATCTGATGATGTAAATAGAGTTGAAAATTCACAACAGCAAATTTTAAGTTCCGCTGGTGGTGTTGGTGCGTTATTGAATGGTAACAAGTTGGTTAATAACTCAGCACTAATTAATGCGGCGTTAAAGTCTGAATCGGCTTATGTACTAAGTAGTGTATTGCCTCAGATTAACGCATGGACTAATTTGCAATTAGCATTAAACGTTTCAAATTATTGTCCAATTCATTTAATGCCGGTAACTATATTTACTAAAGAAGATTATAGAAAATCTTTATTAGAAGCAAATCAGTATAGTTATTCTTATAGATTGGCATACGGTACTCTTCTTGGTTTTTCTGAGAGAGAAACTATGGCGAGTCTATTATTTGAAACACAGGCGTTAGGTTTACAAAACTTGATGCGATACCCTCTTCAAAGTTCATATACTACAAGCAATGATGGTGAAAAAGGAACTGTGGGCGAGGGTGCTCCGGAAAAAGATGCGTCGGAACTTACTCCCGAAGGAGAACGTTCTCGAAATAGATAATATCTAATTCCCAACCAAATAATCAGAACATTTGATTGTTTCTAAGCAGCCCGTCTGGTGGCGTGGGAATTATATATAGGAGTCGGCAACCTTAACCGACAGTATCGAGGTAAGTGAAGTTACCGTAATGCGCAATAACTCTACTGGTGGAATATCTCGTCCACCTTAAAATTCAAGTGAGAACCTTTAGTAGTCATTTAGCGTGGCGGCGAAATGTGAGGAAAAATAATGAAGTGGGCAGCTCCCACAACAAAGAAGTTCCAAGGACGGTGCGGTAGGTGTTCCACGACCTACGCTATAACGGTGGATTATGTCGGTATGGAGACATTAAACCCATTCATGTGGTCTTTAGGACGACCTAAAACTTCTAGTGATTCAAACGAAGCGTTCTGCTGCTTCTAAATAAAAAGTGGGTTATTATAAGCGGCGTTAAGGTTGGTAACCGAGGCAAAACAATTATATCCAAAACGATAGCGGTAAGTATTCCCGCGCCGAGTCGCTTTAATATTTGGTCAACGAAAAGACCTAAACACGTTAAATAAACAGAACCCATGCGGAGACCGATTACCGCAATATAAAAGGTCGGTTTGTAAATGTTTGTGCCTGAGTTATGCACTAAAACTACTCTTCGCCCTTGGGTATTGGCGGATCTGCTGTGAAGCATGGGATTGTCAGACTTCCATGTGGAGTACGCTCTGACAGATACTATAAGTCGTAGTATCCTGCCTTCGTCGTGGTAAGTGTTATGTGTTAACACCGGGACTACGCATTATCTACTTACTCACCTACCCTATTGGTAGGAGGAGCTGAGATTGTGTCACGAATAGTATATAGTTTTCGTGACATTTTCGCACCGTGAGTAACGGTTAGAATATTACTCACTAGTTAAGTTTAACCGTTAAAGCGTAAGATTTGCTAGGCTCTTACGTGGAGGTTCTACCGAATTTTTTGTGGTAATTTTGTTATTTTTAGTCGCAATTTTTGTGGTATCACATAAAATTTATAGTAAGTTACGGTGTGCTTACCCTAGCTAGGATAAATCCGAAAAGAAAACACCGAGATATTGAACAGTTCTCACCACGCCTCTGATATAAGCGTACCACGGTGCGACATATGAAGAGAGAGCCTCTGCACTTCTTAGTGAGGTGTCGGAGGCATATATAAAAAGAGAGAGCCGTATTGATTACGGTTGCAGAGCAGATTATAGAAGGTCTGCTCTGCGTTTTTATTATTTTAAAAAGAGAGGAATCTAAAATGGTTAAAAGAAAGAAAATGCTTACCGTTGAGGATTTGTACAAATTTTGTTTAGAAAATAATTTTGCAAAATTTAGTGCAAAAGAATCTGGTTACCAATTAGCCGTTCAAGTTCCTACTACATTTGAAGTTGATGATACATCTGATGATAACCATCGTGGAATGATGCGATTAAAGTTCAGAATTTTACATGACGGACTTAATCGTAATAAAAGTTTTGTGCCACACAAGGCTGCTGTTAAAGCGTCTGCTACAATTGCAGATAGACCTATTATGGCAGCAATACATCAGTTAGATGATGGAACATGGGACTTCAAATCTCACGAAATGGAAATTATAGAGGATGAGAATGGTAATCAGGAAATTAATTATATAGAAAAACAAGTTGGTTCGTTCTCTTCAGAAAAACCATTTTGGGAACATGACGATGAATATGATAAGGACTATCTTTGTGCATACGGATATATTGCGGAAGAATATACAAAGGCTGCTGATATTATTCGGAACAAAGGTTGGACAAAAAATAGTTGCGAATTAGTAATTGAGGAAATGTCTTTTAATGCTAAAGAAAAGCAACTTGAATTAAATGAATTTTACTTGTCAGCTTCAACCCTCCTGGGGCGTGAAGATGATGGCACAGAAATCGGAGAAGGAATGCTAGGAAGCCGTGCTGATATTGCTGACTTTAGTGTAGAGAATAATAGCGTATTCTCACAAAATAAAGTTATTGAGATGTTATCTGCTCTCTCTGAGAAAATAGATAACCTTAATATAAATCAAACAAATTCTAAGGAAGGAGGTAAAGACCTAGTGAAGAAGAATTTCGAGGAAAACATCGAAGAAGAAATCAAGGATGCTCCTTCTACGGAAGTCTTTGATGGAGAAGAAGGTGGTGACGGCACTGATGATGGTGTTGATTACTATGAAGATCCGGTAGATGAAGGCAATAATGAAGAAGAAGGCGAAGAAGAAACCCTAACTGATCCGCCTACTGATCCACCAGCTGATGATGGTGAAGGTGGTGATAGCGGTGACGATTCAGGTGATGATTCGGGCGATGACTCTGGGGATGATAGTGGTGACGATGATGAACCGTCAGGAATCCCACTTGGTCAGCGTGATGACGATGATACTACTGGTTCTAAAAAGTATTCTGTTGAAGTTACTATTAATACCGACAATGGAAAGAAAACATTTTCCACTATGATGGAAAAACTTAATGCTCTTTATGAATTAGTAAATTCAACATATAGTGATGCAGATAATGATATTTATTCTGTAGATGCTGATGAAGAGAAGAAAGTTGTAGAGATGCATCAGTGGTTTGGTGGCAAGCATTATAGACAGTCTTATTCTGTAAAGAAAGATGTATATAGTCTTGTTGGTGATAGGGTAGAAACCTATGCTAAGTATTTAACAGAAGACGAAATTAAATCACTTGATAATATGAGAGCTAACTACTCTTCTATTGAGTCTGAACTTGCATCATTTAAAGCAGAACCTGAAAAAGAAGCTGTACTTGCTGAAAAGTGTTATGCTCAGATAGCTGATACAGATGCTTTTAAGAAACTTTCTGAAAAAGAAACACACTTCTCTATGTCTGTAGATGAAGTAAGAACCGAAGCTGACAAGATATTGCTTGAATATGCTAAGGGTCATAAGATTGAATTTTCTACTACAGAAGAAAAGAAATCTGTAGGTATGAAAAAATTTGGCAACCCATCAAAGAAAACTGGTAAGGGTACTGGTAGATATGGTGGATTGTTTTCAAAGTAAATAAGCGGAATAACCGCATATATTTAGTAGACGCAAAGCAAATATTGCGTCTTATTTTTTTTGATTAAATTTTGAAAGGAGAATTAAATCATGGCAATTGATTTTACAAAAAATGCTACACATAACATAGCATTCCCATCATTCGTAGCATCTGCTATGGGTCAGTATGGACATGTTATCAATCTTGTTATGCAGGCTAATCAGGATAATGGTGTCCTTGCTGCCAAGGGTGATTATGTAAAGTTTGAGCAGTATAAGATGGCTGCTGTTGCTGATAACAAGGTTGAAGGAATTATTAGAGAAGCTGCCGCTGAGGGTGGCTGGTATGTTGAGTTTACAAAGCTCGATGGACAATATTATTTCGTTTATAACACACCAAAGAGTCCTTATCCAGAGGAAGAGCTTAGAGATGAAGCTCTCTTCTACAACGCAACTGGTGATGTAACACAGGGTATGGAACTTCACCTTGGCGACATTGTAACACTTAGTGACGCAGCTTTCACAGGAACTGCTGCAGATGGTAAGACAGTTAAGTACAGTGCTGGAAAGTACGTTGTACAACCATAACAGAGGAAAGGAGGAAATTAAATTATGGCTAAGAATTTTAATGAACATGTAATGGCTGTATTTGCAGCTAATGATACAGATTATGATTCAATCTCAAATCTTATGACAGACGTAGCTCTTGGTCGTGAGATTTATGATGCTGAATCAGGTAGAATAATTACAAAGCAGGAAGCTAATGCTAAGATCCTCGACTTTTCTCGTCAGGTGCTTGGTATTACAGATATTAAGGATAAAAAGGCTGTTCGTAGAGCAGTTAGAGATAACGGTAGAGCTTGGTATGATATTATTGAGGATACCGTTGATACAGTTATAGACGTTAACTTTAAAGAGTCTGATTTCTTTAATGCACTCGTTGATAGAAAGACTATTGCTTATGGTGACAGACAGGATTTCGTTATTGAGGATGAGGATGCACTCTTCTCAATCGCAAAGGCAGGAGAATCACATCACGATCACATCCTCCAGAGACTTCGTGGAAGAAGAACAATTCCTGTAGAGACAGATCTCTGGGTAGTTAAGATTGGTGCTGATATTAACAGATACATCCTTGGAGATGTAGATTGGTCAGCATGGATTTCTAATATTGGACGTTCTTATGTAGCAATGATTCAGGAAGAGACATACGCAGCACTTGGTTCTGCTATTACTTCTCTCCCAGCTCAGTTCAAGGGAACTGGTACTCTTGATTCTACAAATAAGTCAAGCTTTGATGCAATCGTTGAGGCAGTTTCTGCTGCAAACAATGGTGCAGAGGTTGTTATTATGGGTACAAAGAGTGCTCTTGCAGCTATCAGCGGAATGGCTGATGTTAATTGGGCAGCTAAGGATCAGAGAGATTCTGTAATGAATACTGGTAATATTGGTATCTATGAAGGTACAACTCTTGTTACTATCCCTAACAGATTTAAGGACAAGAGTATGACTAACTATGTATTTGATACAGATAAGCTTTATATTATCCCAGTTATCGGTGACGCTGGTAAGTTTATCAAGATGATTGATGAGGGCGACACAGAAATAGTAGAGCATATGGAGAAGGGCGAACTTTATGTATCTGACCTTCAGACATATGAAGTACAGAGAAGACTTGGATTTGCAGTTGTTCTCGGAAGATATTTTGGTTATTGGGATATCTAAGATAAAAACAATTTAAGGAGAGGGTAACCCTCTCCTTTATATGAATAAAAGGAGAATTAATTATGCCTAGAAAAGCAATGACAAAAACAAATATGAATATTAGCACAGAAGAAATTAAAACTGAAGAGGTAAAACAGACGGAGGTTAAGTCTACACCAAAAAAGTTTAATCCAAATGATGGTATCAGATGCCGTTCTGTTACTCATGGTATATTATTTGTTGATGGTTTAGCAACAAATATGAAATATACATTCGTTGATTATGATTATGAAACAGAGATTGTTTATAGAGATCTCGTAGCTCTTGTAGTTGCAAGAAATAAAGCTATATATAATCCAAGAATAATTATTATGGATGAAGATTTCATAGCTGAGTATCCAGCACTTGGAAAGTTCTATAAGGAACATTTTGCCACAAAAAACATCAAGGAAATACTTGATATGCCAAATTATCAGATGAAAGAAGCAATCAGTAAGTTACCTAAGGGAGCTGTAGAATCTCTTAAGTCTATAGCTGTTAATATGATTGTGTCTGGAGAGATTGATAGTATCAAAAGGATTAGAGCACTTGATGAGGCGTTTGGTACTGACCTTAGTCTATTAAATGAACTTCTGTCAAATTAATCTAAGGGAGGTGTACTATGACCTCTACTTACAATGATATCTACTCACGTTTTCTAATTAAGATTCGTGATTATAAATTTGCTGGGCTTCCCGAGCCTAATGCAACTGAGCAGATGCGGGAGTGGCTTCAGTCTGCACTGTCTCATACGTATATATATAGAATATTCAACACATTTTCGGCAGATGATGAAATCGCCGAAATTAAGTATACTCTTAAATCTTCTGTAGACGATTATCATGACAAGAACTTTGTTGAGGAACTTCTTGGTAATCAAATGGTTTATGAGTGGATTAGTCCAAAAGTACGAACTACTACTCTTATAAATCAGATGATGACTAATAGTAAGGAATCTAAATGGTATGACCAAAAAGACCACTTAAAAGAAGTTAAAGAAATCGAAGACGATGCTTATAACAAAGTTCGCGCATTATTAAGAGACAAAGGGTACGAATATAATTCGTATCTTGGTAATGTCTAATGTATTCACATAAATATGGTGAGTTTGCAGATATGCAAATTTCGGAGATTAAAGAGATATTACGTAAGAGAATATTCTTCTTGCTCCTTGTAGCAGAAGATTTGGAAACTAAAGAAAAGTTTCCAGAAGTAAATTTAAAGCAAGCTAACACTACTCTGCTTTGGCGAATATCCGGTCTTAACGAATTACTCGGAGAACCACCGGAGTTGGTAACAGTACTCAGCTTGTTAGAAGAAGCCAAAAACAGTATAACCGAAAACTTTGATTTTGGTAAGTATCGTAAACTCATACTAGATGCCGGTGCTGAGATTATGAAAATTCAAAGTGCAAAAATTGCACCTCAAGATTAGGAGGTGTTGCGCTATGAATTTTAATGATTACAAACGTAGTCTTGGTATTGGTGGTGTTCATACTAATGGACAACGTCATAGTTATGAGGCTCAAGATATTATTGAGCATACTTGGTATGATGATCCAGCTAGTATGATAGCATATTTTTATGATTATGAACATGATGATGAAAAAGATAAAAATACTAATCTTCATCCAGAATGTTCTAAAACAAAAATACCAGTAGAAATAAAATATATCTTATCAGCGTATAAAAGTCTTAATAAAGATGAAGTAGATCTTCGTATTATGTTTAAACCATCTTATGAATGTACTGTTCCTTATTATAAAGAGAAATTTTCAGATGTGGTATCTAGTGTATTCCCTACAGGATTATATTGTGATATTAAAAATGAAAAGGGTATATGGAATAGATGGCTAGTGGTTGCGACTGCAAGTTTGTATAATAATGACTTTCCAACATGGGCAATTCTTCCTTGTGGGTATAAATTTCAATGGATGCACAAAGGTAAGCAAATGGAAATGTGGGGAGTAGAACAAAGCCAAAACAGTTATAATTCCGGGGTGTGGTTTTCATACAAGACGGAAGTAGTTGAAAATCAGACTAAGGCTATTCTTCCATATAATGATATAACAAAAACTCTTTTTTATAACACGCGTACCATAATAAGTGCTGACTTACCAGAGCCGATCACTTGGCGTACTACAAAAGTAGAGGGGTTGGCTCATAAAGGTAACATTATGTTTACATTCGCCCAAGATGTTTTTGATGAACATCATGACTATATAGAACGTGATGAAAATGGAAAACTCCTCGGAATGTGGGCAAATTACTATAAAGAATCTAATCTCCCATCCGAAGACACTACTACTACATCTTCAGAAGATTACGGCACTTACGCCGAAATCACTTATGCCGGTACTGACCCACATATCAAAGTTAATGGTTCATATAAGAAAATTAACCTTACCTACTACTCTACTCAATCTGATACTCCAGATCAAACTCCTGGCGATTGGTCATACTATATAGATGACACTGATGCTTCGGATTTGATTAAGGTATTGGAAACTGATTCTCCGAACTCTATTAAGATAAAGTTCCTTGGAGATGAAGAATATTTAGGTAAGATACTTACAATTAAAAATACACGAGATAATGTGGCTGCCGAATTGCAGTTACAAATCGTAAGTCTATAAGGAGGTGGATTATGCAAGCAAGAAAGCGAAAGCTCTCACCTGAGCAGAAACAGTATCTTATAGACCTTAAGAAAAAACCAAATGAGGATGATATTCGCTATAAAGAGATTATAAAACAAAAGCTCCTCGAAGATGACATCCTTATATGGTTACTTAATAATAAAGAACTTGAAGATGCCGAAGCAGAAAACGACGAATATTTTGGTGTTAACATACGTCCAGAATACATCATACCAGAGACACAGACCAACGTTCAAAACTATGTTTGTTTTGAAGTATCTTTTGATGAAGGAGCTAGATATAATCCGGCAATAAAATATCAAGAGATTATATTTTATATTCTGTGTCATGAGAAAAACGGTATAGTTTCAGAAATCGGCGCAGCTCGAAAAGATTTAATAGCAGGTATATTAATAGATAAATTTAACGGTTCTAATATTTTTGGTAATCAATTAAAACTTATATCAGACAAGCCAAGCGTTACGGATAATTCATATTCTACTCGTACACTTGTGTTTGAACAAAAGGCAACAGATTCGCTAACAAAGGCTGATGGACGCACATTTAATTTAAGACGGTAATCTATGGAAGTAGATAAACTTAAGTTATTACGTGGTAAGCCCATTGTATTTAGTGATTTGTTGACTATTTACCAACCTACTCTTGGACAGATTGAAGAAGTTGGAGAACAAAGGTTTTTTAACACACTATGGTTAATGTGTTCTTGTGCATGGGATATGCCAAGTACTTTTGCAGATGCTGGCATAGATTTTATGTCTGTATCTGATTGGCAATTTTTCATTCAGACTACACATAGTTTTAATGTTGAAGATACTAGGTTGGTTTTTGGCGATTTAGATTTTTCTAAATTACTGCCAATGAATTATCAAAAAGATGACAATACTGAACCCCAGATTGTACTCGTAAATCCAGAACCTATGACTATTAATGGTATAGAATATCAACCTGCTCAATATATATTTACGGAAGAAATGTATAAAGAAATGATTCCTTTCGTAAGAGAAATGATCGGCTTCCAACATAAAGGACGGAAAGCCGCAAATAAAACAACTGCCAAAATACTTATTATGGACGACAGAAAACAAAGAAGTCGTCATAAAAATGATACATACGAGTCAATGTTTCATAATGGAATTATTTCTTTGGTAAATACCGAAGAATTTCCATATACATATGAAACCGTGTTTAATATTACTATGTATCAATTTACTAAATCACTAATCCAAATTCAAGGTAAAAAGCAAGCTTGTGCAATGTTACAAGGTTCTATGTCTGGATTTGTAGATACTTCGAAAATTCCATCGAGTAGTTTTCAGTGGACATATAGTGACGAAAAATATAATAAGCGTGGAGGTAAGACGCTCAAAGAGTCTCTTGCTCCTACTGGCGGTAGTCTAAATATAAAACCTAGCTTAAATGACGCACCTAAATAGGTAGCGTCATTTTTATTTTTTTTAAAAAACATTAATGAAAAGGAGAATAAAAACTATGGCTATAGGTACTTTTGACAATTTAGTTATAGACAGAGTTGTAGATGGTTGGTTTGAGTCTAAGTCAACTGGCAAGGTTCTTGCAGTTCTTGATCAGATTTCTAATTTCTCAATTAATACAACTTCTGAAACAAAAGATAAGACTGATGCTCAAGGTGCTCTTCTTAAGAGATACTTTACATCTAAGTCTGTTGAGGTTTCCGGAGAGAATGCTACATTCTCACTTAACCTTTTTGCAACACAGAGTGGTGTTACTAAGGAAACTGGTACTAATGTAATAATGCCAAGAATTTATCTTGCTACTGTACCTGAAAAAGTAGGTGGTGTTGCTACAATCACTCTTCCAGACAATCCTGAAGATGGCACATTTAAACTTTATGGTACATCAGCTAATGGAAATGTTGATATTGATACACAGTATCTTCCAGCAGCAGAAGGTTCAACAACTCCTGGAGCTAACACTTATGTTATTAGTTCATCTACAACTGAAGGTGTAACTACAACAACTCTTGGTCTTCCTACTAATCTTAATACTGGAGATCAGGTTCAGATTAAATATGAGCGTAAAATATCTAATGACGCTATAAAGGCAGCAAGAGTTGATGTTAAGGGAGATCAGTTCCCTAAAGAATGTAAAGCTACATTTAGAGTTCTCTGCTCTGATCTTTGTAATTCTGAAGAAGTTCTTGCACTTTATATTGTATTCGAGAAGTTCCAGATGAGTCCGGATTTTGATTGGACAGTAGATACTGAAAGTACTCAGGGATTTAGTGCTACTTGCTATCGTGATTATTGTGGTAAGGGTCAGACATTATACTACATTGCTATCGCCGAAGATACTGATGAGTATGATACAAAGCAGTGGGCGCAAGACGTAATATAATCTAATAATTTAATATATTAATAGCCACAGAGGATATATTTTCTCTGTGGCATTAATATAATAATATATTAAAACCCAATAGCATAAAGATTGGAGAATAATAATATGGCTAAACAAAGAAAATGTATTTTCTGCGGAAAGACTTATGAATATTGCCCACATTGTAATGATTATAATAAATACCCTGGTTGGATGGACAAATTTGATTCAGAAGAGTGTCGTGATATATATAATGCAATGTGTGGTTATAGTATTAGAACGTTTACATCAGAACAAGTTAAAGAAGTTCTTGATAAATATAATATAAAAGATTATTCAAAGTTTTCAGAAGTAATACGTAAGAGGTTAAATGAAATTTTACCAACAAATAAAACAACGGTAAATGAAGATGTAGAAACTAAGTCTATATCTGAATCAAAACCTATTACAGAGGAAAGATACAACTTTAATAAGAAAAAAAATACTAACAAACAATTTAATTTTAATAAAAAATCAAATATAGAAGAGTAGATGTACGAAGAGTATAAACTACTCTTCTTTTTTTTAGGAGAAAAAAGGATATGATTATAAAACCGAACTTTAATACCCACGAGTACGATCCTAAGAAAGTACTTAAGGTAAAAAATTCAGAAAAGCAAAAAATATATATAATGCTAGGAATGTTCCCTTGTGATATCTATGTAGATAGCAACGGCGAACTAATCATGTTGTTTGAAAAATCCGTATTTACTTAGTGATTAGGAGGTAAAGGAATTAAATGGAAATAAATTTAGATAAATATATATGTATTATTAACCCTAAGCAAGCGGCTTTTTATTGGGGAGATAAAGGGATACACCCTTATAACATATATCCAAGCAAAGAAAATAAGACGGGACAAGATATTATTGTCTTCGTATTTAATAGAGATGAAACTTATAATGCTTATCAAGAGTGGGTAAGTAGAAGATAAAGTGAGGTGATTTCATGAAATCTATATATATGGATAACGCTGCTAGTACCAAAGTAAATCCACATGTATTGGCAAAATTTAATGAAATTGCCGAAATATATTATGCTAATCCAAGTTCAATACATACTGCTGGTTTAAATGCTATGAATATAATATCGGATACAAAAGATATTATCGCTTCTAAATTATCGTGTAAACAAGATGAAATCTTTTTTACATCTGGAGCAACGATGTCTAATAATATATTAATTCAAGGCGTATTGCGCAAACGTCCTGAAACTATGTTTATTACAAGTTGCGTAGAACATAACGACATTATGGAACTTTACGATTGGTTACCATATTCGAAATGTATGTGTAATGTATATACAGATGGGATTATTAATACTGATTCATTATACGAAACATTATCAATGTGTAGAGCTAATTTACAACCGTTTCTTGTTAGTGTGCAAATGGCTAATTCAGAAACTGGAGTTATTCAACCAATTAAATTCATTGGAGATATAGTCCATAAATTAGGTGGTTATCTTCATGTGGATGCCACACAATATATTCCTTATTATCCTATTGATATGGAGAAAATGAATATAGACGCATTATCAATGTCCGGTCAAAAGATTGGAGGATTAAAAGGTAGTGGATTACTTGTCGTGCGTCAAACACTTCAAGATAAAATAACTCCAATTATATTTGGCGAACAAGGTTTAGTAGGTGGTACCTATCCTACTCCACTTATCGCAAGTCTTGGAGAAGCATTTAAAAATATCAATTATGATATTACCGAACTCAAACATAAAACAGATATTTTAAAGGAGTCTCTTACAGAACTTGGGGGACAACTTGTAGGGTCTACAGACAGTAGGTTACCAAATAATATATATATACGTTTTCCTGGTATAAGTGGACTTACTCTACAGAGTTTGCTAAATGACCAAAATATATATATAGGAACTGGTTCTGCATGTAGCTCTGATTCAGATAAACCAAGCCATGTTGCGTTAGCCTATGGACTTACAGACAAGGAAGCATTGGAGTGCGTAAGGTTTACGTTAAGTAATGAGAACACATACGAAGAAATTAAATATGTAACTAAAGTATTGAGAGCTATATTAGAATTAATATAGTAACATATTTTTTAATAAAGGAGGAATTGGATGGGAAGAAAAACAGTATATAACAACATCACAGATGAAGAATCTCTATCTCAGATTCTTCCAGAAAACATAGAGTTGTCAAATGATTTTTTAGATTATCTTAAATCTATAGATAGATCTCCTAATACTATTACTCAGTACAAATCAGATCTTGATATATTTTTTGTTTATAATTTAAAAAACAATAATAATAAAAGATTTACAGAAATTACAAAACGTGAATTTGCAAGATTTCAAAACCATGCATTAAACGAATGGGGATGGAGTCCTAAACGAATAAGGCGAGTAAAATCAACACTCTCTTCTCTTTCAAATTATATTGAAAATATACTTGATGAAGAAGAAGAGTATTCTGATTATCGAAGTGTGATAAAAAAAATAGAATCTCCGGTAAATCAAACTGTACGAGAGAAAACGATTTTTACCGAAGAAGAATTAAAATCATTACTCGATTATTTAGTAGAACAAAAGAAATATAGACAAGCAGCCGTAGTTGCTTTGTGTATGTATTCAGGTAGACGTAAGGCTGAGATACCTAGATTTAAGGTATCTTTTTTTAATGATGAAAATGTATTATTTGGTTCTTTATACAAATCTAATGAAAAGATTCAAACAAAAGGGCGAGGGTCTAGTGGTAAGAAAATTAATGTATATGTATTAAAAAAACAATTTGATCCTTATTTAAAACTTTGGATGGATTATAGAAAAGAAAAAGGAATAGAGAGCGAATGGCTTTTCCCATCTATGGAAGATTATTCTAAACAAATGAGTACAGATACTATGGATGGTTGGACGGATAATTATACTAAATTCCTTGGAAAAGATTTTTATTATCATAGTCTCCGACATTTCTTTACTACTCTTTTAGCAAAGAATAATATTCCTGCTAATGTAATTCAAGATATAATTCAGTGGCAAAGTGCAGACATGGTGCAGCTCTACACCGATCTTAGTGCTGATGAAAATATCGGAAAATACTTTGATGAAAATGGAATTAAACAAGTAGAACAAAAATCATTATCAGATATTTAAAGGAGGAATTACTATGAATATAGGTGATTTAGTACAAGAATTTTGTATCCCTATAATAGCTGTTGTATGTTATTGTGTATGCTTTGCAATTAAACGTGCTCAAGTTATTAAGGATAAATATATACCTATGATAGCAATTGTACTCGGTGGTATTTCTGGTCTTCTTATGAATGGACTATCATATGAAGCCGTGGCATCTGGAATAGCATCTGGCGCACTTGCAGTAGCAATCAATCAGGTATATAAGCAAGCTCAAAAGGATAGCGACTATACAATATGACAATCTCTGAAATATGGAAACTGGTTGTTAATAATCCTAGCAGTCTTCCCATAGCGATTATTATAATACTCTCTCTTATTGAAGTATCAAAGATTAAGATAAATCCTTGGTCATGGATTGGTGGTATTATTGGAAAATTATTAGGAATTAAGGCAGTTTCAGATAAAGTAGATGCCCTTGAAAAAAAGGTTGGAGAAGATCAGGCAACAAATATTAGGGTAAGAATCTTACACTTTGAAGATGCTATACAAGAAGGTAAGCATCACAGTAAAGATTCTTGGAATCAAGTTATGGATGATATAGAACGATATGAACGGTATACCGCAGATCATCCAAAGTTTAAAAATAATATAACAGTCGCAAGCATAACTCATATAAAGAAAATGTATGGAGAACTTTTGGAACAACATGCTTGGACTACTAATTTAACAAGTGAGGAACAGAGAAAATATGGGTGAGATAACTCGAATGTTATCTCTCGATTGTTCAACTAAATGCTCAGGTCTTGCAGTATGGGATAATGGTAAGTACGTGGAATCCCATATTATAGACATGAGTAAAATTAAAGATGTTGAAGAACGTCAAAAAGAAATGAGTTTGAAATTATGGAAGGGTTTGGATTATTACCGCCCTTCCATTGTTTATATTGAAGATACTTATTGTCACGGTAATCCCGATGTACAGAAAAAACTTAACCGTATACAAGGCGTTATTTTTGCGTGGTGCATTATTAACGACGCAGAATTTCATTGTATTATGCCAAGTTCTTGGCGAAAATATATCGAAGGATTTCCAAATGGTAAAGGAATAAAAAGACAAGAACAAAAAGATTTCTCTGTAAAATATGTTATAGAGAATTATCATATTACGCCTAAATCTGATGATGAGGCAGATGCTATTCTCATTGGTGAAGGAGTTTTAAATATGTATTAAAGGAAGTGATAATAATGTATTCAAGTGAAATCGAGAGGTTTTTACAAGAACGTAATTGTATAGTAACTCCCGAAGAGTGCAATCTTCTTATGGATGTTAATACTAACACACAAATAACTAATATGAAATTTTTCTGTGATAATAATGAATTTCATATTATTACAGATGATGGATATCATTTTAAATTTCAAGTGAGATAAAAGGAGAAAAAGAATTATGACAATTCAGAATATTTTAGATTATAACGAAATAATTAAAGCAATTATAGATAATGCAACAGATGTAAATGCTCTTATTAAATTTAAATTATTAGGTATGCTCAAACAATTTGAGCCAGTTGTTGCTAATTACGAAACTATTCGTAGTGAAAAAATAATGAAATATGGCACAACCAACGAAGATGGAAATACTGGAATCTTTGCTCCTAAAAAGGAAAACTTTGATTCAGATGAGGATTTCAATAAAGCTACTATAAACTTTGAAGAAACCGTAAAGAAGTTTTCAGATGAACTTAATGAAGTTCTTCAGTCTGAATCTGATATAGAAATAAAGAAGTTTAAGTCATCTGACATTATGGATGCTGGACTTCCTGCAGATTATCTGCTTGCAATATATGATCTTATTGAAGAATAAAGTGATTTGGAGGTATATGAATAATGGGAAAAATATCAGTTGATGCATTTTTGAGAGAATATGGAGTAGCCGCAAAGCAAAACAAGTCGGCTATGGAAACGTTTATCAAGAAGCATATCACTACGCAGTACGTAGACTTTATGACAAAAAGTGTTTATTGCGATAAGATTATTGAGTCTACTTGTCATATAAAAGATGGAAATAGAGAGTTTATTAAGATAAATAGTGTATCGAGAGATCTTTTCTTTACAATGAGACTTATACAGTTATATACGGATATTAAATTAGATGAAGAGAATATCATAGGAGAATATGACAAGCTTAATGAAGTGGGAGCTATCGATGTAATAATAGAAGCAATTCCCGATTCTGAGTACATAGAATTTTCTGATATGCTCAATAAGATGTTGGGTGACTTTTTGAATAATGAATATTCTGTAAATGCTCTTCTCTACAATTTAAAGGAGAGTTTTTCTATGTCTGGAGAAATAATCAACGAGGTATTAAATAGTCCAGAAATGAAGAAACTATTAGAACAAGCTAAAGAAGAATAATACTCAACGGAGGCATAACATGCCTCATCTTTTTTTGTTTAAAAAAGATTTTGATGATAATACATTTATAACAAAAACTTTTGAATTTATAAATGCATAATTAAAGTGATTATAGCCCAAGAGTGGATAGTCACTCTTGGGCTTTTTTTAGTTGAATATATCTTGGAGGGTATATTTTATATAAAAAACATATCGTCCAAGATATATTTAATTCCAATATAGCGTAATTGTAAAGATTACGTATTAAACATAAAGGAGAAAAATGATAATAAATAATTTTATAAAAGGATTGGTGGATGCGCAACAAGTATGCATTGTAGATTTAGCTGATATGAGTGGTTGCTCGATTCAGCATCTAGAAGACATAATAAATGAAAGAGTTGCTACTACCCCACAAGAAGCTTATAAGTTGCTGAAGTCTTTGGGGTGTGATTTGGAAGATGTATTAGAAGTATATTAAAATCAAATAGCGGAGGTAAAATTATGAGTAATAAAAATGACTTATTTGACATCAACGATTTTAAAAAGGCTTATAGAAATGCATTAGAGAAAACAGCTCAAAGAATCGGTCGTGAAATTGAAAAGGCTTATGAAGCTCAGATAAAGAGATTTTATTATGATTATACTCCAATTGAATATGAAAGAACTGGAGCTACTTGGTGGGCATCAAGCGGAATGCAAGATTATGATTCTTGGAGTCAATATTTAGGGGATTTACAATATCAAGCTGGTATAACGGTTGATCCTGCAAATATTCAAGCAAGACGTGGACACCCATATAGAGCCAATACTGCATGGGTTTTTAATCGTACTTGGCATTATGGTATTCATGGAATAAACCGAAGAAATGTACGTTATAAAATAAAAACAAAAGGAAGAGGAAAAAAAAAGAGAACTTACGAAGTAAAATGGAGTTATAGACGGTTTCCTACTAACACTCGACCTTCACCCGAAGTTGAATTCACAAAAGCTTTTAACAAAATAAAACAACATCGGCATCTAGATGAGGTATTTAGTAATTATTGGGTGGAAGAGATGAACAAATTAAATTAGTAGTTACGATACGTAACTCATTTCATTGTCATTTTTTATAGTAAATGTTATATTTCTATTAGAAAGGCGGTGATTATATGAGTACATATATTATAGGTGATATACATGGGTGTTATGATGAATTTATGAAACTTTTAGATTTAATAAAATATCAAGATAATGACGAAATAATATGCATAGGTGATTATATTGATCGAGGAAAACAAAATTACGAAATGTTTAAATGGATACAAGATTATCCTGAAAATTTTTTATTAATACAGGGGAATCATGAGGCTGAATTTGTAGCAAACATAGATATCTTAAAAACATTTTCTGTTAAATTAGATATGGATAAAAATGATTTATTAGATACACAAACATTATACCAAGCAATATTAATGATCCCTCAAATTAAAGAAGCTTATTTTGATAATTATAAAACAATAAAAAATTTGATTTTTCAACACTCAATTACATTATGTCAATTAATAAGTTGGAGTGTTATTATAAATCAAATGCCTTACCTATATAAAAAAACAATTAATAATCATAAATATATTATTACCCATGCTGGGTATAAAAAGAACGATTTAAATTATTATATATACGCTAGAGAAGAAAGTTATTTACAGGACACAACTATTATTGCCGGACACACGCCAACAGTGTTAAATAAAGAATTTTCTTATAATGATGGTAATATATATAAAAAATATAATGATGTTTTGAATAGTACTTATATTAATATAGATTGCGGATGTGTATATAAAAACAAATATTCTAATGGGAAATTAGCATGTTTAAGATTAGAGGATATGAAAGAATTTTATATATAGTTTTTTAAAAAAAAGAGACCTATTACGGTCTCTTTTTTTATTGCAAAGAAAAGGAGGTTTGATTAAATGGGAAGAGCTGAATATATAGTTCATTTTAAAGGTGATTATTCTGCATTACAAAAAGATTTAGCCAAGATAAGCGCAGCTACCACAAAACTCGAAAATGATGAGGTAATAATAAAATTAAATTATGATGGTAACATTGCCGAGTTTAATAAACAATTTGATAAAATTGCAAAAATGCATCCTGAATTAGGTATTCAATTTCAATACAATGTAAATGAAAAAATGTTAAATCAAGAAATCAATAAACTAAAAAAATTAACAGAATTGAAGTTAGATATTGATGAAGGAAATGTTCAAAATAAATTAAAGAATTTGGCAAGTAACGTAGAGGCATCTTTACAAGAAGGATTATCAAAAGATGAAATAACAAAACGTCTTAAAGAATTTTTTGGTTATTATAATACTAGTATAAAAGCTGGGGCGAAAAATATTGATTTTGACTTTGATTCTTTAAGTAATAAACTATTTGATGCATTTAAAAATCAAAAAGATGAAATCAAAGAAATATACGATGATATATGGAATCAAAATGATACAAAAGAAATTAAATTATTTGAGATTGATCAATCAATTGATAATGATATATCTAAAACACAAGAGCGTGTGACTGATTTAAAAGATGCTTTAGATAGTTTAGAAAAAAAAGGAGCATCTAAATCAGGACTCCCATCTGAATTACAAAAAGTTCAAGATGAAATAAAGATTTTACGTGCTGATATTAGTGAAATGCAAGAACAACTCAAAGATTTATCTGGCGAAGCATTTAACAATATGACTCAGCAAATAAAAAACACCAATGAACAATTAGATATCGCTAAAGATCGTTTGAAAATAATACAAGATTTCTTGAAAAATAATGGAAATTCTGAGGTATTAAATTTCACTGAAGCATTAAATAAATTACAAGGAATGCTTTCTGTATTTTATAAAGAAAATAACGGTAATCATATTTCGTCATTTTGGGATGAATTAATTGCTAAAGCCCAAGATGGAGACGCAGAAATATTACAATTATTATCCGATCTTCGTTTATTAAAAAACACCGAATTGCCCGAAAAAATTAATGCCGGAATGGTTAAAAGTGGTGGTTTAATAGGTGATGACTACACTGTATTAACTACAAAAATTCATTCAAATAAATTTTCGGGAGACAGACTTAAAGATGCCGAAGAATTAAAAAAAAGACTAGATGCGATTTCTGACTCAGGTGTTAATGCAGCAAAAACATTAGCTATAGTATCCGATGAGGCGAGTAATTTATTTGTTGAGATACAAGAAACTGCTCCTGGTAAAATGCTCGGACAAATATATGGGCAA